CGGGCTTCCGTTGGGAAGCCCGGGGTGGGATGGTGGAGATGGGGGGAATCGAACCGAAGTGGCGGAAGTGCAACGAAAAACGGTGGCACGCCACGTTTTGCACCACTACAGCGCCACAAACATGCGCGGAGACCAGCGCCGAAGTCCGTGACACCTGCTTCGCTCGTGGTTACACATGCTCATACGCAAACTATGGAACGATATTCACATCTGACGGAACATATTCCCTATTTCCTCGACGGGCGGACGACAGTTTTTAGTTCCCTCGTTCTTTGCGGCGCTTCCGCGCTTTGAGCATGTCCCCGAAGCTCTTTTGCTTCCACCAGGGTGTTTCGGCGAGCTCGTCAAGCTTAGAGGCTCTTTCTTCATCTGTGATGCGGGCTTCCGCTGCTTCCTCCACCTTTGCTTTTGCGGCGGCAGGACGTAGTTTCGCCACGAATCTCATTGCGTCGTTGACGTGCTTGCGGTCAACGCGGATCATCCACGCGTACTCGTCTCCCTCAATAGCGAGCCACTTGTCCCCGCCACTTTTCTTCTTGACTGCTAACGCGAAGATTCCCAACGCGACGATCCGCGTTGCGGTGACTCGCTCCTGAAGATCTTCGCCAGCTTCTAGTTGGACTCCTCGCACGCTCGCGAGCGGATGGATCTCAGGGGGAGCTGAGAGGATACTTCCCGGACGGAAAATGATTTCAGTCGGGGTGAACGTCAGGGATTCACCATCTGGTCCTGAGAATTTGGTGATGAACATGCCCATGATTTCACTTCTCTTTCATTGAGATTGCGACGCGGATCATGTGTCACACACTACTCTGTAAACGTGTGGCGCGGCAGAAGTTTCGCTGAGCGAGACACCCGCGTCTAATCCACCGCTGCCACGCCTCGATGACCCAGGCAGGGAGGTCGAGCTCGTCGGCGATCAGGGCCGGATCCGGGCCGACGAGGCGCTGTTTGAGCTTGTGCGCGTATGCGAGCAGGGCGACACCGCCCGCCATGAGCAGGAAGCCGCCGATAAGGTTGCGCTCGTGAGACACAGGATTGCGCATCATGTCCACGCTTGGGACGTCATTCCGACCTCGGAGGAGATGCCTCCCCTGCTGCCTCCTCACCCAAGCGACGCTCAGCCTCTGCGAACACGGCGGATCCGCGCACACCAAGCGCATTTGCAAGCGCGACAACATGGTCCACACTCACGGTTCGTTTTCCAGTAAATATGCGCGAGATTTGCCCCTGAGATACCCCTGATCGCCGAGCAAGCTCAGCGCCACTAAGTCCCACCCGATCTGCATGTTCGCGCAGGACAAGAGCAACGAGTTCAACAAAACGGGTCATTGCATCCATGCGGTAAGTATGCCAAATGGCAAGCGTCACAAGCAAGATCAGTTGACAAACCTTGCCAATTGGCATAGCTTTATGCCCATGACAACTATGCCAATTGGAATAGCTGCTGTGATCCAGGCAGCAGCTGAGGAGCGCGGGCTTTCTATGGCAGAACTCGCTGCCAGAACACAGCTGTCCTACGACAGCGTTCTCCGCAAGGTCCGTCGGCAGAATCGCTCTATCTCGGTGGACGAGCTACAAGCTTTTGCGGATGCTCTAGACATTCCAGCATCTGAACTGGTGAAGCGCACAGAAGGGAAGGGAAAACGCAGCGCTCTCGGTAGGGAGGCTACGGCCTCGTCCATAGACGCGACCGCCCGCGATAGGGGCGACGAGGCTTCGGGCGTGATCCTGCTGGAGGCGCGCCACGTCGACTGGGACGGCGGTGACGCAGCATGACTACGAGCATGCCTTTCGATGCCGGCCGCTGGTACTCCGCCCAGCAGATTCAGGAGACGCTCAGTCTCTCCCGCTCGACGGTCGAGCGCCTCGGCACCTCGGGTGCTGTGCGGGCAATCAAGATCGGGTCGTCTGTCCGCTACTGCGGAGATGATCTCAACGCTCAGTGCCGAGTCCTCGGGCCTGGAGCGGTTCATTCTATCTCTGCCTCAGTCAGGGGTGATGCAGCATGATGCGCGGAGAAGCAGCGGAGCTGGGGGGTGAGTCCTCGTGACTCCGGGGTGGGTAACCCCGAAGGGCGCAGCGGACTACTTGCAGGTGTCTGAGTCCACGTTGTACGCGCTGCGCCGGGCCGGGGACGGCCCCCGTTATGCGAAGCGCGGGCAGTTGGTCCGGTACTCGATCGCAGATTTGGACGCATGGATGCGTCAGAACATGGAGAACTCTAATGAGGATGAATGAAAGCTTGGTGGGCGGGCGCCCGTGTGCCGGGGCACCCGCCCACCGGGAGAACACGATTAGCGGATCACTTGCCGGATTCCTTGATGGTCGTGTTCGGGTGGCCCTTGCCGTAAGTGGCCGTGACGTACCGTCCGGTCACGGCGCTTCGGTAAGTGCCCTTGGAGGACTTGCCGCCTCCGCTCTTTCCGCCCTTCGCCATGCCTGTCACCTCCTTTCATGCGAACTCAAACGCCCTCAAATGGGCGTTGCTCGCATGGTACGGACCAGCGTGGGCATTTGCGTCCACCCTGCTGTGGAGGAGGACATGGTCGGGGGTGACGCAGCGTGAAGCGCAGAGAAGCAGAGGCACGTCAGGCCGTCGAGGAGGCCCGTCTGGCTGTCATCCGCGCGTGTGGGGAGCTGAGGGAATCTGAGATGTTCCTCAGCGCTGTCATGGCTGACGAACGGTCGGCGGTGGGTGGCGAAGCTGCCCGCGTGGCCTCGGCCGGTGGCATCGCGAACACCCATGCGTCGAACCTTCGCGAGCAGAGGCTGCCCTGCAAGGTCCTGCGCATCGACAGCGCCCATGAGGCATACGCGGAGAGCAAGCTCCTCGAGGCAGCGTCAGCGCTGCAGAAGACGGCGCTCATCCTCGGGTCGCCTCATATTAGGCATTGGTTCGATGAGGGGCTTCTTGCGCGCGCGCAGGGCGACATGCTGCAGATTCAGGTGCAGATGCTGGCGAAGCTGCGGCGCATGAATACGCGCACGCTTGAAGACCTACATGCGCGGCAGGGGCACGGTGAAGGGCATGGGGCTACCGGCGATATCGAGAACGAGCTCGTCGACGTGCCCGTCGGTCATCGCGGGGGCCTCAAAGATGCGCTTGCTGCAGCCGGGGTTGAGCGTGAACGGGTATGCGACCGCAAAAAGTCCCTCGGTGTCGTTGGTGATTGCGTTGACTGTAACGGGGGCGGTCCCGGTGTTGCGTAATGCGAAGGTGTCTTTGCTTTGCCATTCGACGGAGAAGGCGTGCTCTGCGGGCGCTGGGTTGAGCGCTTCTGCGATCTTCTCGATGGCTTCGCGTTGCCGTGTCGCGTTCGCGTCGGCTTTCTCGGCGGCGTCGCGCGCCTTCTTCGAGGCATTCGAATACCACCAGGAGAACACGGCTCCGACGATGGTCAAGACGGCGCACACAGCGCTGACGACTGCTGACAATTCCATTAATTCCTCCTCGGTGAGGTGTGAACTCTGCGTGATTCGACGCGGAGTGTTGGTTGGGCACCCTCACCTTACCGAGAAAGGGACCGTCCGTGGTGCGGATGGTTCGTCTTCCTCAGCGTCTTCCTCCGCTCACTCCAGCGGCGCTGAGGGAGGCCGTGGCCTGCCGGGGGGCAGTGCTCATACCCCGGCAGGCCACACCGTTCAGGTGTCGAAGTACAAGTTTCTGCGTCGCCGCGAGGATGGTTCGGCGCGCGATTAAAGCTCCGTGGGGCCGGGTCTGAGTGTTGGTGGGTTGCGAGTCTCAGCCCGGCCCCACGGTCACCAGTTGAAAAGAAAGCGCCCCGGCCGATGGTGGTCGGCCGGGGCAGTCCAGAAAGGACTATCAGTCATGGATCAGGTTACCACGTCCGAGACGGTGGCGTTGAGCGCGCCGGTCTTGGAGGGGCTGCGTCGATTGGATGCGGTGATGAAGATGCGGCGGAAGCAGACGGCTGCGCAGAAGCGGATTGCGGTGGCGCGGTCTCGCGCGCGGGCGGCTTTGCAGGCGAAGGAGGAAGAGCAGTGAGCGGGATGAACGTCGCCAGGATCTTGCTGGCGTTGGCGTTGTTGGCGTTGGCGTGGGTCCTCAGCGCAGCGATTGATGCATGGGGTCCGGCGGCCGCCGCGATCACGGTGCCGACGGCGCTCGCTGAGCGCCTGGTCTACGTCGCGTGGAAGGAGCGCCGGGCATGAGGTCCGTCGAGATGATCGTTGAGTTCCCTATCGAGGACGCGAACTTGCCGATGCCGCATCTGCTGGGGCTGGCTAACGCTGCGTTTGTCGAGGAGGTTGAGCGTCAGGGGCTGTTGCTGATGTCGCCGCCGAGCCCGTCCGTGATGCATGCGCGCCGGATTGTCGAGGTGCGCGCGGCCGTCGTGGAGAAGCCGGATTGGGCGCCGCCGACGCCGGCCACGCCGATGTTCGAGTGCCCGAACTGCGGCACCACGATTTTTGCCGCCGGAAACACCGAGCAGGAAGAGGCAGAGAAGTGACCGAAACGATGATGGGCGTCCTCGTCCTGGCACTGCTGGCGCTGGTGACGGCGTACCTGTGGCAGGACTGGCGCACGAACACACGCGAGTTCCGTGAGATGCGGCGAATGATGATGCAGGCGCAGGAAGACCGTCGAGGAGGCGAGAAGAAATGATCACTATCGCGATTGCCGCTGATGACGTGCAGGCTCGCACTGTCGCGGAGACGATGCTCGGCCTTGTAGACGACGACGGCCACGTTGAGGTCGCGCAGGCTGAGCTGGCTCGGCTGACTGGCCTGTCTGCGCGGACGCTGCGCCGCGTGCTTGATCGGCTGCGTGAGGCGCGCTGGATTAGTGTCGTGCGTGAGGCGACTCCGAACGCGCCGGCGCGTTACGACCTCACGGATCTGCAGGATGTGGCGCAGTCGGTCGGCTTGGAGCCGCGCCGCGAAGAACCTTCGGCCGTGCCTTCGACGGGCACCGGTGTACTCCCTGCTGAGGTTGCGGCGGACCCGATTGGGGCCGTCCAGGCGGGCCAGCGGTGGCTGGTCGACCCGACGCTCCTGCAGGGAGGCTCGAACATCCGCGCGGACCTGCGTGTCGGCCCTGAGTTCGTGGAGACGATCGCCGGCCTCGGTGTCCTCAAGGACATCGACGTGTATCCGACGCTGACGGGCTTGGTGGTCCTTGACGGGCACCGTCGCCACCGCGCGGCCATTGAGGCGGGCTTGGAGACGGTGCCGGTGCGTATCGTCGACGTGGCGAATGACCTGGATCGGATCGGCCTGCAGCTCACGGAGAATGACGAGCATGCGCACACGTCGACCGTTGACCGTGCGCGGGCCATTAACCAGCTCGTGTTGATGGGTCTTCCGGCAGCCGAGCTGCGCAAGCGGGGTGTGCGGGCCAGCGAGGCCACGTTGGCGCGCAGGGTCGCTAACGCTTCGCAGGAGGTCGCGGACCTTGGGGAGGCGGCGAATCTCGGTCTTGATGATCTCGCGAAGATCGCTGAGGCTGAGGCTGACCTCCCTGAGGACATCGCGGGCATGGTCGTCGAGGAGATTCGCGAGGCACCTGGCAAGATCGATCATTTCCTCGAGCGCGCCCGTGACGAGGCGCGCCGCCGCCAGGTGTATGAGGACGAGGTCCTCGACCTGCGTCAGCAGGGTATCCACGTCATTACAGATGACGAATTCTATGACGGTTTCCCGAAGACCAACCAGTACCTGTGGAACCTGGTCGACGAGTACGGCAACAGGGTTGAGCCGCACGACAACTGCCCCGGTAACGCGGCGTATGTCTCGGTGATCGGCTCGGGTGAGTACACGAGTGCGCAGACGCGCTTCGTGTGCATGGACTACGCCTCGCACGGGCACTTCACCCGTGAGGATAGGGCGAGGACCACGCAGGAAGCCGATCGTGCAGCGACCGTCGAGGCGAACCGTCAGGCGGCTCAGGAAGGCGAAGTGCGCCGCGCCTGGATTAAGGATGTTCTCTTCAAGCGCCCGCTGCCGAAGGACACGGCGCTCCTGGAAATGCCCGTCATCTACAACCAAGCCCAGGTGTCCGACGCATCGCAGGCGAAGGGCCGCGCGCTGATCAACTTCGATGACATGGGCTTCGGGCTCACGATGTCAGCCGCGCAGGCGGCTAAGGCGCGCCTCGCGTGGTGCATCGGCGTCCTCGAGGGTGGCATGGGCCGTGATTACTGGCGCAGCCCCAGGAGCGAACGCTTTGACAGCCTCGTTCAGCTGTACCTGCGGACCTTGGAACACTGGGGCTACACCCTCGGTGAGGGCGAGGAAGCGTTCTGCGAGAAGGTCGAGGCTGCCCCCGCGGTCGTCACCTGGGGGCCGCGAGCTGGGGAGGTGTACTGATGAGCGCCGATGACACCGTGTTCAGCGCTCTCGAAGACGCTGTGTCTGCGTTGGTCGCGGAAAAGCACGGGCCTGGCTGTGTGCTGGGGGCTTTCATCGTCGTCGCGGAGAGCATCGCCCCGGAGGACGGCCAGGACAGGAGCGCGTGGCTGTGCGAGGGGTCGGGGTCGCCGCTGGCGCGTCGCGGACTCGTCGAGTGTGCGCGCGACATGTACTCACGATCGGTGAGGAGGCTCTCCGATGACTGACGAAGCATCGACGATGGTGGTCGTGGCTCGGGCTGCCTTGGAGGGGGCGCTGCGTGCAGCCTTGCCGCATGTGGCGCGCAAAATTCCCGAGGATGCCCCGGACAATGGCGCGGGATTGCTGCGCCTGTCCGTCGTCCAGGATTGCGTGATGGTGCTTGCCTCGGCGATTGATCGTAAGCGCGCGATCGCGGTGCGGTTCACCGTTTTGGATGGGGATAGCTACGAGGATGGCGTGAAGTCGATGTGGCTGCGCCGCTCTGCTGTTGAGGCGTTGGCGACGTTCCTTGCGGGGTCTCCCGTCGAGCGGGTGAGCCTCCTCCTCGATGAGAGGGAGGGCGTCACTGTCCAGGAGACGGGCGTCCTGTATGGGCCTCAGATGGCGCGTGTCGCTCCGGCGGCTGAGCCAATGGATGAGGACCGCGTTGACGCGGCGCGCCTTCTGCTGGATGGAGCGCATGGTGTTCTCTATCAGGACGCGGCCGTGGAGATGGACCCTGCTGTTGTCCGCACGTTCGCTGCGTCGGCTGCGGCCTGGCAGATTCCTCTGCGTGTTCGTGTCGGGGACGGGTTTGGGAGGTCCTCGTTCATCTGGGGCAGTGATGCGTGCCTCGGCTGGTCCGCTGGATCAGTACTGCTTCAGGCCCCTGTGACGGGCGAGCTCCTGTACGACGGGCCGTCGATCCCATACCTGGAGGCTGCGTTGCTTCCCCCTGTGCCTGTGGGGAGCGTTAGCGAGCCAGCGGGGCTTCGCGTCTACGAGGGAGGGGAAGGACTGTGAGTGAAGAGCTCCTCGCCGAAATTGAGCGCGCGAATCACGTCCGTGCCCTTGAGCGTGAGCTGTACAGGGTTCAGGCGCATGCGATCAAAACGGCGTCTGCCCTGATCGATGTCGGCGCTGACATCGCCGAGAAGTACGCGAAGACGCCCGAGCAGCGCATGAGCATCCGCAGGGCCATCGGTGCTGTCGTTGACGAGCTCATCGACGGCCTCTACCCGCAGGCAGGAGAAGAACGCAATGAATAACGCTGCCATTGCCCCGTTGTGGGAGATCGGCCCCTTCGACCTGCCCCAGGCGGACATGCTCTCGCTCAACGGCCGCGCTGACCGCCGTACTCTCTCCCCGCGGATTCGGACCCTGCGCATGCAAGCCCGGGTCATGGCCCGCGCGGCCCACTGCCCAACCTTCATGCGCGCGCGTCTTGTCGCATGGGTCCGCTTCCCGGATGGACGCCGCCGTGACCTCCATAACTACATGCCAACCTTGAAGGCACTCGTGGACGGGCTTGTGGACGCGGGCCTGCTCCCGGACGATGACGCGCGGCACCTGCAGGGACCGGACACACGCCTCGATCCCCGCCACACCCGCAAGCGCATGGGCATCCCCATGTGCTCCATCCGATTCACCGTCATGCCATTCGAAGAAAACGAGGAGGACCCCGAATGAGCGGCGAAACACTCGTCACCCTCGTCGGTAACCTGACCGCCGACCCCACACTCCGCTGGACACAGTCCGGCTCCGCCGTCGCTGACTTCACGGTGGCCTCCACCCCGCGAACCTACGACCGCAACGCCGGCGAATGGCGCGACGGAGACACCCTGTTCATGCGCTGCTCCGTGTGGCGCGATGTCGCCGAGAACGTCGCCGAGTCCCTCCGTAAGGGCATGCGCGTCATCGTCGTCGGCCGCCTCACCCAGCGCTCCTACGAAACGCAGCAGGGCGAGCGCCGCACGGTCGTTGAGATGCAGGTCGACGAGGTCGGCCCCTCCCTGCGCCGAGCGCGCGCGCAGGTCATCAGGCACCCCGCAGCCGACGGCGGGGCAGGATACCCGCCTCCGCCTCCACCTGCGTCCCCCCAGCCCGCCCAGACAACGCAGCAGGCCACGCAGGCGCCGCAGGCACCGCAGCAGCCCGCGCCCCGCCAGCCTCCTACGCAGGAAGATCCCTGGGCACGCCAGGCCTCACAGCCAGCTGCGAACTACGCGGCGTGGGAACCCCCGTTCTGATGGAACGGTACTGCCCGGACTGTGGCGTCGTGCTCGCTGCGGGGCATGCGCGCTGCAGGCCGTGCTTCCTGCGGTTTGAAGCTGAGTATCAGCGAAAAACCGAGCGCGACTGGATGCGCAGGAACTTCCCGGAGCACCGGCCCCAGGATCTGTTCCCAGAGGATTACTGGGAACCAGCGGAAATCAAGAGCACAAGCGTGAAGGAGGTGGGCTAATGGCGTGGGTGCGGGTCGGTGACGAGGCGCTCAGTCACCCCAAGCTTATGGGGATATATGACGTTGAGGGGGCGGAGGACATCTCAGTCATGGAGATGTTCGGCTTCCTCATGGCGCTTGCGACGTACTCGGCCAAGCACCTGACAGACGGAATTATTGAGCGCGGCGCGTGCTTCCGCGAGGGTGGCGAGCGCTCGCGGATCATGCACTTATTGGATGTCGCGGTGGCGGCGGGTTTGTTGACGTGGGTGGATATTCAGGGGCAGCGGAAGCTGCGTCTGTTCACGGATGAGGAATTCATTCATATCCAGCCGCGTGAGGAGGTCATGCGCCGCCGTGCGAGGTCGCGGGAAAACCGCGACAAGGATAAGAAAGCTGCGGTCATCTACAGGGACGGCGATCAGTGCCGTTACTGCGGGAAGATCGTGCGCTGGACCGGACCAATCGGTCTCAACTTGGGCACGCTCGATCACGTTGACCCGGATTCGCTGGGGGACGCCCCGGTCGAGGGTCTCGTGGTCGCCTGCCATGAATGCAACTCTTCGCGCGGGCACGCGCGGGAGGTGTTCGACGCAGCTTCGCCGCTGCGTCCTGTCCCCTCCACACCCTATTACGGCGTGTGGTCGGCCGAGTTCTTAACCAGGTACGGATACGACGCTGCGCCGTCCGTGGATCCGGGCACGCCTGTTGACCCCGCCTCAGAGACGCCCACGAGGGGCGTTCTCCCGGGCCGAGGGACCAGCGAGCCTGTCGAACCCGGGTGCGGCTCCAGTGGCCCCGCAGAGGCCGCTGTGCGTGACCCCGGCGCGTCCGAGAGACGCGCGTCCGAGGGTCCGCGTATTCGACCTAGTTCGGACTCAAGTCCGCACTCCGGTTCGACGTCGAAGGGTATCAGGTCGAATACTCTCGGGTCGGGTCGGGACGGGTCGGGTCGGGACGGGTCGGGTCGGGACGGGTCGGGTCGGGCCGGGATGGGCCAGGCCAGGCCGGGACGGGCCAGGCCAGGCCAGGACGGGCAGGCAGGCGCAACTCAGCAGCAGATCACTAAGCGCAACCGTAGAAGGAGAAGGCGATGATGGTCGGACGTTGCTGCCTTGAGGAGGAGCCGTGCTGAACCGCGTGTGCTTGTCCGGGTGTACCTCGCCTGGTGAGCATCTTCCTGGCTGTCAGGATGACTCGTGCCGGGGCTGCGCCCCGAGTCCGGCTTACGTCGGTGTCTTGTGTGCCCGCTGCTGGGGGAGATTGCAGGCCGTCGTGCGCACGATGCCGGCACTCGTCGACGAGCTGATGGGTGGGGACGACGCGCCCTCGGTGGTCTCATCCTCTGGCGGTGGTCGCCCGCCTGGCTCGTCCTCGCTGTATCCGCAGCAGAGGGCGGCTGCCGACGAGCTCGCGGCGGCGCTGGCCTCGTGGTGCATCCAGGCAGGCGAGCATATCGGCGTGGAGGCTCCTCGGCCGTCCGGCCTGTGGTGGTCGAGTCCTGGTCGCAAGATCGACGCGGAGACAGGCGAGGCGTACCTCGTGGAGGCAGAACCGGTCGGCATCCGTGTACCTGCGGCGCTGGCTGAGCTCGTGCGGTGGATTGATCCTCTGCTCGACCGTGTCGCGGCCGCGCCGTGGGCGCCCGAGATGCTGGCCGACCTGGCTAGGCTCGACGCTGGCGCGCGCGCGAGGTGGGCAGTCGAGGAACCGGAGCGGCGCGTGCAGGATATTGCTTGCCCGTCGTGCAACGCCTACTCGCTCGTGGTCACTCCCGTGCGAGTCGTCGGCGGGCAAGAGCAGGTGACCTGCTCGCGAATCTCCTGCGGGTGTGTCCTGTCCTCCCAGGACTGGGAACGGCTGCGCGCCTGGTCGGTCCTGGTCGCTCGCATGTCAGCAAAGACCGAGGAGCCGTCGGCATGATCGTGGCAGGGGAGGAATGGGAACGACAGTGCGATGTGCCGAAACATGTCCCCGGCCTCCCCGCGTCAACGGTCCGGGTGTGGGCGGCTGCGGGCCGGGTGCGGTCGGTCAAGGTCGGCGGCTCCGTATGGGTAGCAGTCGAGGACGTGTTGGCTGCTGCGGCCTCGTCACGCCGCCGCTGCACGACACGACACGCAACCAAGGCGGAGCTTGATTGACAGCGACGCGTGGCAGTTGTAACATTCGTGCCAACGGCAGAAGTGTCGAACAAGCCCCGAGGCGGATACCGTCCGGGGCTTTCGCGTACCCGCCGGACACGGCGAGCTCCGAGAGGGTGAAGCGTCATGGCGTGGTCATCGAGTGATCGTGCGTCGCGGCTCCCGCCTGACTGGGACGAGCGCCGCGCCTTCGTCCGCGCCCGTGCAGGCGGCAGGTGCGAAGCGCTCCTGCATGATGGGACGCGCTGCCCTGCAGCTGGTGCTGAGTGCGACCACGTCGAACCTGGTGACGATCACCGAGCGGTGAACCTCCAGTGGCTTTGCCGTTGGCACCACAAACGCAAGACTCAGCAGGAAGCTGCGGCAGCGCTGGCCGCTGAGCGGGCGCGAAACGCTCCGCGCAAGCGCAAGCATCCCGGCCTCATCGACTAGACCCCCACCGGGGACCCCCTCCCCCACCAACGCAAATACCGTCAAGAGCTGTCGTTTTTTGTTTGTACGGGTCTGGGGAAAATACTAACGGTCATAACCGTTGAACTTGCAACGCAAACACCGGGTCGTGGGGTGAGGGTGCGGGGGATTTTAGAGGGGCGCTAGGGTGCCGTCCTGGTACACGTTCTCCGTGACGGTGATGTATCGCCCCTGCGAATAGAATTCGATCTGCTGACCGCGCCACATGCGCTTGAAGCCTCGCTGCGGGACGGCCGTCCCCCAGATATGCAGCCCGCGCCCAGACGGTGAGACCTCAACGTAGGAACCCTCGTAGTACGCGAGAAGCGCGCGAGCGGCCTCGTTGGGGATGCCATGCTCATCGAGGCACCCGTCAAGGTCGATACAGCCGATGCCATCCCCGAGGACGAACCCCAGGGGAGCACCAGTCGCGCTCGCGGCCGCGTGAGTGCTCCACGTGCTCGGGTCAGTAACTGAAGCCCAGCGCCCCGTGCGTGAGCACAGCGGGCGCTTGTCGATGTGGTTGACCCATCGGGGGAGGTTAATGAGCTCGGCGGGCAGCGCCCGCGGGGTGTGCGTCTGTGCGGCGCGGTGGTGAGCGACTCGGCATCGAGTGCTGCAAAAGCGCGCGTCGGCGCGCGCCCATTGTTTGAGCGGAGCCGAGCAGTGTTCGCATGTCCTCACGTCTCATATTGTAACGGATAATTCGTTGGTATTCTGCGGATTGGAGGGGTGGTTATGGCTGGACGTGGCCCCGCGCCGAAGCCGAAGGGCTCGCGAGCTCGCCGGAACAAAGACCCCCAAATCCTGCGTATCATCACGGCGCAGCCAGTCAAGCAGCCGTCACTGCCAGTCATCGAGCACGTGGTGCTCGACGAGAATGGCAAGCCCCGAAAGAAGCGGTTCACGTGGCCGACAATGACGCGCCGGTGGTGGAAGATGTGGGGCGAATCCCCACTCAGCGCGGAGTACACCGAGACTGACTGGTCTTTCTTGCTCGATACCGCGTACCTGCACGCCCTGTACTGGAAGGGCGATTTCCGCATGGCCGCTGAACTCAGGTTGCGTGTCGCGAAGTTCGGCGCGACACCCGAGGACCGTGCCAGGCTGCGGATTCAGTTCGCGGTGGCCGATAACCTCGAAGACGACGCCGACACCGCCGTTGATGATGCGGCGCCCGTTTCTGCGCGAGCGCGCAGGCGGCAGAAGAAACTGAGGGCGGTGTAACAGTGCCGTGGACGGCGATCGACGAGGACGATGAGTTCCCGACGCTCGGGTACGACGTCGCGGACTGGATGACCGCCTATCTGCTTACTCCCGATAAGGACGGGGACGAACAGATCCCGTTCGTGCCCACGCAAGAGCAGCTCGACTTCCTGGTCGCGGTCTACGAGCTGGACCCGAACACCGGCCGCCGCGTCAAGCAGCGTGCCGTCCTGTCGAGGCCTCGCGGCTGGGGCAAAAGCCCGTTTCTGGCAGCAATCTGCTGCGCCGAAGCGCTCGGCCCGGTCCTGTGCGACGGGTGGGACGCTGAGGGGCAGCCGGTCGGTGTGCCCTGGGCGACGCGCCGAACACCGATCGTCCAGGTCACGGCCACGACCGATGACCAGACCGCAAACACCTGGGACCCCTTGCTCGAGATGCTGCGGGGGTCCCCCGCTGAGGATGAGTACGGCATCGACCCTATGGATAGCTTCGTCGCTCTGCGGCGGGGCCGCATCGAGAAGCGCACGTCGTCCGCGACGTCCGTGAAGGGCGCGAAGGCCGTAATGGCCGTCATGGACCAGACGGAAACCTGGCTGCCGGGCAACGGAGGACCGAAGCTCGCCAAGACCCTGCGGTCCAACGCCGACAAGCTCGGAGGCTTGACGATCGAGACCCCAAACGCTTACACGATCGGGGAGCGCTCCGTCGCGGAAACAACAGCTCGATTCTACGAGCTGATGAAAGCCGGGAAAGTCAAGAAGGAAGCCGCGCGAGGACTCTACTACGACCACCGGCAGGCACCACTCGACACCGACATCACGGACCGTGAGTCCCTCATCGAGGGCCTGCGGATCGCCTACGGCGACTCGGCCAAGGACCCGCGTGGCTGCGCGATCCATGACCCCGAGTGTGAACCCGGCTGGGTGGACCTCGAACGCATCGCAGATAGCTTCTGGCACCCGGACAACGACCCGTCGGACATGTGCGCCGACTTCCTCAACCAGATCAACAGCGCATCTGACGCCTGGCTCACAATGCCGGAGCTAAGGGCCATCGAGGACCACGGTAAGACGATCTCGTCAACCGAGCCGATCACACTAGGATTCGACGGCTCCGAAGGTAGGAGGATCGGTATCGCGGATGCCACGGTCTTGATCGGCTACTCCATCACCCAAAAGCACCTATTCAAGGTCGGGATCTGGACACAGCCAGACGGACCGGCAGGTGAGGGCTGGCAACCCCCGCGCCTGGAGATCGAGCAGACCGTGCGCGACGTTTTCGAGCGCTACAACGTCGTCGGATTCTACGCGGACCCGTCGGCGGGGTGGGCGCAGGACGTCAAGGCCTGGGAGGCCAAGTACTCGCGCCGACTGCGGGCAAAGATCAGCGCGTCCGAGCCGATCCGCTACCCCCAGCGCAACGTCTCTCAGACGTGCGAGAACTTCGCGCAGCTCCTCTCAGCGATCCACCAGAACCTCATCACCTATGACGGTGACCCGACGATGACCGCGCATCTGCTCAACGCCCGCAAGTCCCCGCGACAGGCGGGGTACGTGCTCGTTAAACCGGCAGACGATCAGGACTACTCCAAGATCGACGCGGCATGGGGCGCGATGTTCGCGTATAAGGCTGGACTCGACGCGGTCGGTAAGGGCGCGGCCAGGCCGACGGCGCACCGCGCTCCGCGACGACTCTACTAACAAACGCACTGGGGAAGGAGGCCCCACCTCATGACCAAGACCCCCGAGGAGTGGCTCTCCTACCTCACCGCACGCATGGACAAAGCGCGCACCAGGACAGACCTGCTGCGCTCCTACACCAACGGCACCAGTCCCCTACCGGAGATGGGGCCGAACCTGGCGAAGGCCTGGATCAAGTTCCAGCGTCGCGCGCGCACGAGCCCCGGAAAGCTCGTCGTCGCCGCGCTCGTTGACCGCCTCATCCCGAACGGCGTGACCGTCGGCGCGAGCGACAAGACGCCGGCGGCGCTGGCAGCAGCCAGGATCTGGCGAGACAACAGACTCAAGGTCGCGTTCTCCGACGCGATCTGGGACGCCGCGACCCTCGGGAGTGGCTACCTCCTCGTCACCCAAGACGAGGACGGGCACGCTTGCGTGACATACGAACGCCCCGAGCACATGTATGTGGAACCGGATCCGGTCCGGCCCTGGCGTGCGCTCGCGGCTGTGAAGGTCTGGCGAGACTCCGCAGCGGGCATCGATCATCTGGTGATGTGGACACCAGGGAAGCGCACAGCGTTCTCCCGCTCTGCCTACAGTGACTCGAAGGCCCTGATATCGACTGTCTCGTCCGGTTGGCGGCAGGACGAGGGCGGCGAGCAGTCGTTCGAGGGCGCACCGCCCGTCGTCGTTCTGGAGAACCGCTTCGGCGAGGGAGAGTTCGAGAACGTTCTCGACCTGATCGACCGAATTAACTGGCAGACGCTCCAGCGGCTCGTCATCATCAGCATGCAGGCGTTCCGCCAGCGCGCCCTCAAGAGCGCCGAAGGGTCGGCAGGGTTGCCTGCTGAGGACGAGGCGGGCAACGAGATCGACTACCAGAAGGTGTTCGAGCCGTCGCCCGCCGCCCTCTGGGAGCTGCCCCCGGGTGTGGAGATCTGGGAGTCCTCGCAAACCCAGATAAGCGAGATTCTCGCCGCGACCAAGGATGATTGGCGCGAGCTAGCGGTCGAGACATCGACCCCGCTGTCGATCATGCTTCCGGACTCGGCTAACCAGTCCGCGTCGGGCGCCGAGCAGCCTCAGAAGGCGCTCCTGTCCAAGGCTGAGGATCGGATCGAGCGATTCAAGCCGGCACTGGCCTACCTCATGGTGCGTGCGCTCGCGGTCGAGGGCATCGACCTTGACGAGACCGAAACCGTCGAGGTGTTGTTCGTACCGCCTCACGCAGTGTCTCTCACGGAGAAGTACGCCGCAGCAGTTCAGGCACGCAACGCTGGCGAGGCCTTGGAGACAATCCAGCGAAATATCCTCGGGTACTCGCCGGAACAGATAGCGCAGGACAAGCAGCGCCGCGCAGAAGAGCAGTTGGCTCTCGCGTTCGCGCTGCAGGACAACCCCCAGCCGACCGATGAGGCGCAGCCTCCGGTCACGGGTGGGATCCGTCTGACTTGAAAGACCTTGAGGAGAAGTGAGCATGACGGACCTGGACGACCTCACGAGCGTCTACAGTGCCCAGGTCCACGCTGTGCGCACACAGATCACGAAGTTCGGCGAGGCCTACTGGGACTCGATGCCGAACTACCGTGCAAGCGCCGTCGAGGAGATGATTGCGGCGCTCGTCCCCAGGGTCACCGCCGGTCAGCTCCGCATCGCGGACCTGACCCGCGCCTACCTGGCACGCTGCGCCCACGAGCTCGGCTGGAAACTTGTCGTCCCACCGCTCGATAAAGCGGACATTCTCGGCGCTCGCGGCGTCGATCCTCGAACGGTGTACCGCCGCCCGGCGGTCGACGTGTACAAGGCACTGTCGGATGGGAAGCCGGTCGAGCAGGCGGTCTCTGAGGGGCGACTGCGTTTGACTCAGCTGATCGGCGGCGATGCTCAGCTCGCGAAGGTCCGCGCATCTCGCCAAGTGATGCGCGTCTACCCGGACGCTGGCTCGTATTACCGGCGTGTGCTTACGGGCCGCGAGAACTGCGGCCTCTGCGTCGTCGCATCGACGCAGCGCTACTACAAGGAAGATCTGCTGCCGATCCATCCGGGATGCGACTGCGACGTGCAGCCGCTACCGCCAGAAGCGGCAGGCCAGCAGGTCATCGACGAGGACCGCCTGGAGCAGGTCCACAAGATCGCTGCCGAACGGCTCGGCGAAGCCGACCGAGGAGGCAGGACGCCCGACTACAGGAAGCTAATCCGAGTCGAGGCACACGGGGAGTACGGCGCCACTTTGACGTGGGCTGAGCCGAAAAACCCGAAGCAAAGCGGCACAGCGGATAAGGCGTAACGCCTAAACGCGCGGCCGCACAAACAAGCCCCGCCGACGCCGCAACGGCGCTCGCGGGGGAGGCTACCCGAAACGGGAGGACTGATCGACCATGAAGATTCACCTGAACGACCGCCCGCATCTGCGATTCGTGGATGCCGCTGACGCGCCTGCGGGCGGGGAAGCGGATGAGGCTCAGGTCTCGGGGGCTGCTGCCGAAACGGAGCAGGCCAAGGACTGGGAAGCCGAAGCGAAGAAGTGGAAGGAATTATCGCGCCGAAACGAGGCGCGCGCCAAGGAGAACGCCGAGAAGGCTCGGCTGTTCGACGAGCATGAGGAGCAGGGCAAGACGGAGCTGCAGAAGGCTCTCGATAAGGCTGCGCAGGCTGAAGCCCGCGTGAAGGCCCTCGAAGTCCAGGCAGTGCGCGCTCAGGTAGCCGCGGCGAAGGGCGTGGACGTGGACCTGCTGTCCGGCTCGACGTTGGAGGAGCTGGAAGCGTCTGCGGACCGTCTGCTGGCGTGGCGAGGAGCGCAGATCCCGAAGGGCGCCCCGGCGTCCGACGCGGGACACCGAGGTGACGAAATCAGGCCGAGCAAGCAGCTCACACGCGAGGACCTCAAAACCATGAGTGCCGAGCAGATCAACCAGGCCCGCCGAGCGGGCCAGCTCAACGACGTGATGGGTCTCGCCTGACAGCGAGCCCGAGAAAGGAGCCACAACAATGGCTAACACGAACTTTATCCCCGAAATCTGGTCAGCCTCCATCCTGGAGAACTTCCACAACCAGGCTGTCCTGACCGGCCTGACGAACCGCGAGTACGAGGGCGAACTGTCCTCGGGGTCCAAGATCCACATCCCCGGAATTGTGGAGGTCAAGGTCAAGGACTATAAGACCGGTGTCCTCCCCGCTACTTCCGGCAGCGGCAAGCAGCCGCGCACGACCGCACCCGACAGCATCGCTGACACCGGCCTCGACCTGGTCATCGATCAGGAAAAGTCTTTCGACTTCCTCGTCGATGACATCGACCGCGCCCAGTCGGGCCGGTCCTTCGACGAGTACACCAAGTCTGCCGCTCTTGGCCTCGTCGAGGACGCGGAAACGTTCCTCACGACTCTGCTGTCCACGCAGGGCACGGCGGTGACGGGACTGGCCAGTCCGACTAACTGGGTGACTGCCTACGACATCGTCCGCGCACTGCGAAAGAAGCTGACAGCACAAAAGACGCCGTACGCCGATCGTGCGCTGCTCGTGAACGCTGAGTTCGAAAGCTGCCTGCTCGCCGACGGCTCGAAGGTCACTGCCTTCGATAAGTCGAATACGACTGAGGGCCTGCGTGAGGCGATCATTGGTCGCCTACTGGGTTTTGACGTGGTGGTGTCATCTTGGTTGGACGATTCCAAGCCGATGGCCATTGCATTCCACAAGCCGTCTGTGGCCTACGTCTCTCAGATTACAAAGACTGAGAGCATGCGCTCCCAGAACTCGTTCGCGGACCGTGTGCGAGGACTCCATGTGTACGGAGGCAAGGTTGTGCGCCCGACCGCCGTCCAGGTCTTTAAGGGGGTCTGATGCTCGTCCGTGGAACCAACGGCCTTGAGATCGAGGTCGAGGATCAGGTAGCAACCGCGATGATCGCCGCCGGCATCGTCGAGGCTGTCACCGGCATCGAGCCTGTCGAGGAAGTTGAGGATCCGGAGTCCGCTCCGGCCAAGACCAAGAAGTAGGAAGATGGGCATGAGTGTACCTCTCATCGACATCGAGGACATCGAGGCGGCCCTCGGGCGTACGCTCAGCGACGAGGAGAAGCCCCGCGCTCTCTTCGTCGCGGACAAACTCTCCGCAGCGTTCAGGCAGCGTGCGCGCCAAACGTTCGCTGTCGAGACGTATGTACACCGCTTGAAGGTGGACGCCGATGGCCGGGTATTCCCCACCCGGGCGCCTCTGGTGGAGGTGCTCGCCGTCTTCACTGACGAGGGGGCGCCCGTCGCGTACGAGAAACGGCATGGGCACATCTTCGTGCGAGCGTGGTGCAGTGACTTCGTGGTCGTCACCTACACGGCGGGTCTCACCGAGGTCCCCGTAGCGGTGAGACTCCAACTCGCGGACAGCGTACGCCGGGTCCTCCTCATCCCTGACGCAGCAGCCCAAGGGGCAACGCAGGCAACGGACACGACTGGCCCATTCACCCAGACCAGGCAGTACGCCACCTGGGCGGTGGGCGGTCAGGCTCTCCTCTCCCCCGACGACCAGGCGCTCGCGGACTCCTATCGTCCGCGCCGCGCCGGGCACGTGTGGGTGATGGGGGGCGGCTGACGTGATGGAGGAGTGGAAGACTCCCGTCCAGGTCGAGGGGCGCGTTCGCCGTGACGAGGACGGTTACCTCGTCGAGGAAACCGCGGCGCGCCTCATCGGCGGGTGCCTGATCGCACCCGGCCAGTTCACGGTGCCGGGGCTGCTCGATCAGGCAGCCTCCGAGCGCGCCGACGAGACCGCGACGCTCTACCTGCCTCGGGGAGTGAAGCTCAGCGTCGGAGACGTCGTCCGCGTCCCGGCTGAGCATCCTCTCGGCGGGACATGGGCGGTGGAGGAGCGGTCCTCGCAGTGGCCGCGCGGCACGGCGGTCGTGATCTCACGGAGGTGACAAGTGGCAGTCAAACTCGTGAGAAATAACCTGTCGATTGAGGCGCTCCTGCAGTCCGAGGCGATCAGCCGCGCGATGGTCAGTGAAGCCGAAGCGGTGCGCGCTGCGGCAGCGGCGGCGGCCCCGAAACGGGACCGCGTACTCACCGAGGCGTACAAGGTCGAGGCTGTGACAGCCACTGTGAAGACGCGCCGAAACGGCTCGTCACGCAGAGCTGCAGGCCGCGTCACCAATGACGCCCCGCACGCTGTGCCCGTCGAGTTCGGCCACTTCACCAAAGACGGGCGCCGCGTTCCGGCCCAGCACACGCTCGGGAAACTCGCAGACTCCAAACGAGCGAGAAAGGGCCGCGCATGACGTACACGGATCCAGTCCAAGTAATGCGCGACGCGATCACCCGGGCGACGGGGGTCAAGACGGTGCGAGTACTCCAGGAGGGAAGCCTCCCGGACACCTGGCCGATACCACTCGTCCACGTCTATGCAATCCAGAGCCAGGACCTCGATTACGAGAGGCTCTCCTCGATCGCAGTCGACGTGTACGCCAAGACCCCCACGGGTCCCGGCAGCGTCGGCGCGGAGGCGCTCGCGGATCAGGTAGCGGCCGCTCTTGCGGCGCGTCCAGTAGTAGGCGCGTCCGGCTGGGTTGACACGGTCGACGTGTCATCGCGGCTGGGCGTTCGCGCTGCTTATGGCGTCGTTGAGGTGGTGGGCCTCAGCGTTGATGCCACTCACAGGCCCACCGACTAACCACTGATTTGGAAGGAGCGCTGATATGGCTAACACGACCATTGAGGCTCTGAAGAAGAAGCACAACAAGTCGAAGAACGTGCGCAAGGCACTTAACGTTCTCGCGTTCGTCGCGCCGCTTACGGCGGCTGTCCCGGATGCCCTGACGGATGCTGGGGGCGCTTTGAAGGAGATCCCGGCTGAGTGGACGCCGCTCGGCATTTTCACCACCGATGGTGGTGAAATCGCCCCCGATGTGACCGTGGACGACGTCGATGGCCTGGGGTATGCCGAGCCGGTCCGCTCTGACCTGACCAAGGCATCTAAGACAATTAAGCTCAACATTTTTGAGCTGTTCCGCAAGGAGATGCTCTCCTTGACGCACGGCATTGACCTCTCGCAGGTCAAGGCGAACACGACCACGGGAGAAGTGGTCTTCGATGACCCGCTCCTCCCAGCGATCCCCGAGAAGCGCCTCCTGATCATCGCGGCCGACGGCCCGGCAGATGACGAGTGGTTGATGGGCTGGTGCTTCACCAGGGCCAAGCTCGTCTCCATGCCGACGATCCCCCTGAAGGCCACGGACCCCATCACCGGGGACTTGGAGTTCAAGGCGTTTGCCGACGAGACCGCAGGTACCGCTTGCCGTAACTACTACGGCGGGTCCGCGATGCTCAAGCACCGGGACATCACGGGATTCGAGGCCGCATGAGCTGCGGGCACGGCTGGGGCTGTTCTCCCCCCAGCCGTGCCCGCCAACCTCCAGTGGAGAACGCAGACACGAGAAGGCAATAGGCATGAAGACGAAGACATTCCAGAAGGAAATCACCACGGCAGACGGGGACAAGGTCGTGCTCGAGCGCACCACCGACGACGCGGCAGACGCGGTGACCCTGCTTGCCCAGGGATGGGCAGAAAAGACGCAGGCGACGCTGCCCGAACCCCCCGCCAGCACCAAGCCCCGCCCCAACAACTGAAAACCGTCACAAAGGAGAACACAAAATGTCCGACAAGATCACCCCTACCCTGACCCTCGCGGCCCTGAACAAGCTGGACGGCGCAGCGGAGGCAACGCCGTTCACGTTCGGCCTCGCCGACAAGATCATCAAGTTCCCGGACCCGCTGGGCCTCAGCCCCGAAGAGGGTGAGGCCCTCCTGGTGGACCTCACCGGCGGTAAGCGGGCCACGGAGATCATCAAGAACTGGCTGAGCGAAGAGGACGCAGCAATCATCATCAAACGTCTAACTCTCCGCCAGATGGTCCTCCTCATCAAGGCCGCCTCTGACCACTACGAGGCGTCGCTCGGCTCTAAGGGGGAAGAGAACGCCTCTACGACCGACTAGCGCGGTACGAGAGGCAGATCGTCGCAGATCTCGCGGAGCAGGGCTGGGACACATACGCCCTGTTCCGCGCCCGCCGCTACCGGTTCCTGCTCACGCTAATCGACGCACTCCCGTCGACGAGCAGGACGGTAGCAGCGCTGCTAAACGACCCAGAGGTCGCGCTAGAAACCGCTCGCGCGCTCGCCGAAGCCGAGGACGACGACTCGACGGAGGCACAGCTGCGCGCCCAAACCCCCGAGGTGAGAGTCATGCAGGACATTTTCGACCTGCTCGTCGCCGCCTTCGGGGGCAAGGAAACCTACCCCAGGCCTGAGAGCCTCACCGAGATCGCACTCGACGAAGCACGAACAGAAGTCCGAGACGCCAACGCGCGCCGGGCGCTCGCGGCTCTCATGCCGGGGTGGAAACCTCAAGAAACCTGAATAACTACTACCTGTAGGAGGTCTGCGTGGCTGGCGTGTACCAAGCGGGCACAGTGTATGTGGACGTTGTGCCGTCGATGCGAGGCTTTTTCAAGAGCATCGAGAACGCAACGGCCGCGCAGATCCCCCAGGTGGCCGCCGACGCTGGCAAGCGATACTCGGAGAAATTCAGGGAGCAGGTCTCTGCGTCAGGGAAAGGTATCGTTAACGCGATCGCTGACCCGCTGGGCAAGTCCACGGCGCGGCTGCGCCAGGAGGCCGCCCGGGCCGGGGAGGCCCTGCAAGAAGCGCACGCCAAGGTCGAAAAGTCCTCCTCAGCGCTCGCGAAAGCCCGCGCTGAGGAGGAGACAGCTGCGACTGCAGTGGAGCGGGCCGAGCGCGCGCTCGCAGCCGCGCGCTCCAGCTCGTCTGCTGACTCGGCGGCTGTAGCTCGCGCGGAGGCCGCCCTGGCCTCGGCGCGAGAAGCGTCGGCGGCGGCGAACAAGAAGGCGGACCAGGCGTCCGCTAATCACGCGGACTCACTCCGCAAGGAGAAGGTCGCGTCTGACAGTGCGAAGGCCGCAAGCGAGGCCCTGGAACAGCGGGTTGCGAAGGCCCCCACGGGGTGGGAGCGCTTCACGACCTCGCTGAAAAGCTGGGCGCGTGAGGCTGACAACGTCGAGCGTGAAGCCCGCGAGGTGGATTCCTCTCTTGGGCGTGTAGGCTCGGGCGTCTCGTCACTCGCTGGATTCGTCACGTCGGCGCTCGGCCCGCTCGCACTCCTGGGCGCGGCCGTCGGCATCGGCGGTTTCGCGTCCGAAGCAATCGAAGCCTCCGACGCGACAAACAAATTCGCGGACACCCTGCGGTTCGCGGGCATCGACGATTCCAAGATCAAGGAGCTGGGAGCCTCTGCCCAGGCGTACGCCGACCGCACGGTCTATGACCTGGCGGATATACAGGGAATCACGAGCCAGCTCGCGGCAAACTCCGTCGCAGACTTTGACCGCCTCGCCGAGGCGCTTGGCAACCTCAACGCGGTCTCCGGCGGAACGAAAGACACCTACAAGAGCCTCGGTCTAGCAATTGTCCAGGTCAACGGCGCAGGCAAGCTCCAGACCCAAGACTGGAACCAAATCGCCAACGCCGTGCCCGGCGCGTCCGGCAAGATCCAGCAGGCGCTCGCGGACATGGGTGCCTACACGGGGAACTTCCGTGAGGCATTGGCAGAGGGCAAGATCAGCGCCGAGGAGTTCAACCAGGCGATCCTGCAGCTTGGTTTTGATGACGTCGCGGTCGCGGCGGCCTCGGATGTGTCTCGCATCGAGAACGCCGCCGGGAACCTCCAGGCGACGATTGTCGGCGGCTTCAAAGACATGATCGACCTCGCGAAGCCACAGCTAACAGCGTTCATGACGTGGCTCTCCGATACACTCGGCGCGGGCTTCGATTGGATCAAAACGACGGCGGTACCGTCGATCCAGGGCATCTGGGATATCCTCGCCAACGGCGATTACTCGGGGCCGATCTTCGGCCTCGAAGAGGATTCTGGTCTCGTCAACTTCCTGTTCAACCTGCGCGACGCCGGTATAGCAGCGTGGGAGGCACTAAAGTCGGGGTGGGACGCCGCGACGAACCTCGCGTCTGCGTTTGCACCGCTCGCCAAGAGCGTGTGGGACCTCGTGTCCTCGTTCGGCGGTGACGGCCCGTCGGTGATCCAGCAGACTGCGGACGCGCTCAAGAGCGTGTTCGACTGGGTCTCGGCGAACACAGACGTAGTCGCGCCGCTGATTGTGGCGGTGACCGCCGGAACGGCAGCGTTCAAGGGCATGAGCGCAGCCATGGGCGCGATCAACGCCGTGAAGGCGGCAGGCGGCCTCCTGCAGTTTGTCAAGGCCACGAACTTGGCGAAGACTGCGCAGGCGGCTTTCAACGTCGTGATGAATTTGAACCCCATTGGGCTGATCGTCACTGCGATCGCCGCGCTCGTCGCGGGCCTCGTCTACTTCTTCACCCAGACCGAGACAGGCCGCAAGGCATGGGCGGCGATCACCGACGCGTTCTACTCCTTCGTTGACTGGATTAGCTCGGTGTGGACGTCCACGATGGAGTCGATCTCCTCGTGGTGGACGGGCACGTGGGACGGAGTCTCAGGATTTTTCTCGACCTACGTCGTGCAGCCTCTACAGACGGCATGGGATGCGATCGCGTCGATCTGGGACGGAATCGTTACCGTCTTCAAGACAGCTTTTGCAATCATTGTCGGAATCGTCCTCCTCCCAATCAAGCTCTACATCGAGGCGTGGGCTGCGATCTTCACCTGGGCGTACGAATACGCCATCAAGCCCGCGTGGGACGCTATTTGCGCGGCGTTCACGTGGGCGTATGACGCCGTCATCAAGCCCGTGTTCGAGCAGATCGCCGCCACGTGGCAGTGGATCGCGGGGATCGCCACCGAGGTATTCACGGGGATCGTGTCGTTCCTGCAGGGAGTGTGGGACGCGATCTCCGGCGCCGTGTCAGCGGCATGGAGCGGGATCGTCACCGCCGTGACTTGGTACATCAACACCGTATGGAGCGTCGTCTCATCGGTGTTCACGACTGTCGCGGGTGTCGTCTCCACCGTCTGGAACGGGATCGCCTCGACGATCTCGGGAGTGTGGGAGGCCATCAAGACGGCCGCAAAGGCGTCAGTCGACTGGGTGTACAACAGTGTCACCGGAGTGTTCACGTCGATGTCGTCGAGCGTGTCCTCGACGTTCGACGGTATGAAGACTGCGATAGAGACGGTCTGGAACAAGGTGAAGGGCGTGGCGGCCAAGCCCGTGAACTTCATCATTGACACCGTTTACACCAACGGGTTGAAGTCGATGGTGGAGACGGTCGCCTCGAAGATCGGCCTGTCACTCACGCTCCCGACGGTCCCTCGGATCGCCGAGTACGCCGGAGGCGGCATCGTCCCCGGATACAGCCCGGGACACGACACGATCCCGGCGATGCTCTCCCCCGGCGAGGCAATCCTCGTCCCCGAGCTCGTCCGCCAGATCGGGCCAAGCCGCATCATTGCGGCGAACTACGCCGCCTCGAAGCGCCGCCCCGGCGGCACGCCCGGCAAGGCCCCTGCGGGCTTCTCCGGGGGCGGTATCGCTCATTTCGCGGGCGGAGGCATCGCGGGCTGGTTCGCCGACGCCGCGAAGGGCGTCGCGGACTTTTTCGCAGACCCCCTCGGCTCCGTCGCTCAGCTCATCACCGAGCCAGTGCGTGCACTCATGAAGGGCATCGCACCCGGAGTCATCGGCGAGCTTGGCGTCGGCGGCGTTGAAAAGCTCCTGAGCGGCGTCGGCGACTTCTTCAAGAAGAAGTCTGAGGAATCCTCCTCAGCCGGTCTCGTGGGCGCCGCAATGCGAGCAGTCCAGATTGGCGTCCCCTACGTGTGGGGCGGCTCAGCCATCCCTCCCGGCCTCGACTGCTCCGGCCTCGTGTACTGGGCTGCGCAGCAGCTCGGTCTGGGGTGGCCGCGCCTCACCGCCGCAGGCTACCAGTCGGGCTCCACGCCAATCCCCTGGACGCAGGCCGCCCCCGGTGACCTCCTCTTCTGGGGGTCGCCAGCTCATCACGTCGCGATCTACGCGGGCGGCGGCCAGATGGTCGAGGAACCCAAGCCGGGCCTCAGCGCCCGCAAGATCGGGATCTGGGGATCACCGACCGTTGGTCGTTACGGCGGAGCCAGGAAGTACGACCGGGGCGGCTGGCTCCCCACGGGGGTCACGGCGGCCGTCAATCAGACGGGCGCGCGGGAGGCGATCCTCACCGCCCGCCAGTGGGCAGACGTCTCCGCGCTCGCGGCAAGTGGCGCGGCCTCCGCTGTCTCGCTCGAGGGCGCGCAGGTGAACCTCGTCCTCGATGACGGGAGCGCTTTCCGCGCCCATGTCGAGACGGTCGCCGTCGGGGTACTCGCACACCGTAAACAGCTGATCGGGAGGAGTCGATAAGTGGTTAGGACAAACCTATGTCCAAACCCCAGCTTTGCCTACGGCACGCGGGGATGGGCGAATTACCTCCCATCAACGATCAGAGCCGGGACAGACCAAGGTCATTGGGGCGACCACACCAGGCAGTCTCCGGGGTATCTAGCGATAGACATCCCTAACAGGCTCCAGGGCCAGGTGGTGACTCCAGGATTCGTGGAGGTGGAAGGAGGGCAGGCGCTCGCGGTGTCTGCCCTCCTTCGCACAAGTTCGGGCATCGCAGTGACTGTAGAGCCAGAGTGGACGATCAACGGGAAAACAAGCGTAGATACAGTCCCCTCACTGCTGGCCTCCAGTGCAGAGGGGACGCGCCCAACATGGTCATTTACAGCACCAGCGGGTGCTACGGCATGCCGTATCAGGTTCGGAGTCCGAACAGTCTCCGACGCCGAGGCGGGTTCGCTCCCGGGATGGGTTCACCTCGACGACGTCATGATCGTCACCGCAACGACCGTGGCCGAGGCGATCACCGCCGCCGCCGAGTTCTTCGACGGCGATACCCCACAGCGCCGCATCGGGTACAGCCGCCGAGCACTCACCCACGAGTGGGTCGGCGCTCGCGGGGTGTCAGCATCTCGCGAGGTGGAGGGAGAGCTGGACTTTTCCTCTGCGCCAGTCGCTGTCGTTGAGGGTGGCCAGGCAGCGCGGGTCCAGGTGGTGATCCCCGCAGCGCTTGTCCCGGCGGGCACGTCGTGCCACGTCGAGGGACGCACTGACTCTGGATTCTCGTGGGTTCCGCGTGGAGGGGTCTGGGACGGCGACGGGACCCAGCGGGTGATCGGCGACCAGATCGCCCCGATCAATACGAAGATCCGGTACAGGTTGACGACCTCGGCGGGCGTCGATGTCGAGACCACTCCCGTGGTGCGTGAGTATCGCGGCCTCTCGCTGATGACCTCAGCGGCGGGCGCGCACCCAGTCGACCTGCTGTGGCAGGGCACGGACCAGCGCGACCTCAAGCCACGAATCACGGAGCACGAGGTGCCCGGCAGATCAACCCCGCTGGTGGTGTACGCGCCAGCGATGGGCGCGGGAACGGTCGCGCTCACGGCGCGCACGAACATGCGTGATACTCCCGCGATGAGGCTCCTCTTGGGGACGCCGACGCCAGTCGCGTTGTTTCATAACCCGGCGCATTGCGTGCAGTGCAGGCTGGGGACGTGCGACATGGAGCTGGTCACGGTCATGGCCGTGACGTCGGCGTCGATGGAGCGTGCGCCTCGGCTCGACGTGGCCGAGCGCACCTGGACCATCAAGGGGTCAGTAGTTGGTCTTCCGCAGCCGCGCACTCCGCTCGCGCTGTCTACGTGGAATGACTTCGACGCCAGAGCGCTGACCTGGTCTGCGCTCGATGGACGCCGCTGGCCCTGGGAGAAATTTGACCGGACGATCTGGCAGGAGGACTCATGACGATGCCTGTCAGCCAGGCCGACCAGATCCCGGCAGATCTCCTCTCCTCTGCCTACACGGTAGCGGCCACCGTGGAGTCGTGGCTTGGCTCGGAGTACCTGGGGGCGGTGCCTGTCGAGGATGGATCAGTGTCCTGGGATGCCAGCCAGCAGGTCCAGGGTTCGCTGTCTCTGTCGGTGCCCAGGGTGGGCGCGGCGGGCGATGAGGATTGGCGGGACTGGGATCCCACCGATCCGACCCACCCTCTCGCCTGCTTCGGACAGGTGCTGCACGTGAGCCTGACGATAGGGTCCCTGATCGGTGGGGGCTGGTGGACAGTGCCACTCGGGCGCTTCCTCATCACGTCGGTGGAGCCGGGCCCGTCGACCGTGCGGGTCACGGGTAAGAGCCTCCTCCAACGTTTGGAGGAGGACAGGCTCACCGAACCAATGGCGCCAGACCCGGCAGGGTCAATGGCGTCGGAGCTGCGCCGCCTCATCGGCTCCCGGATGGGCCTCATAATCGATCCGGCGCTGAGGGATTATCCGTGCCCGTCGATGACATGGGGCGAGTCCAGGATCGACGCGGTCTACGAGATCGCTCGGTCCTGGCCTGCCGTCGTGCGCGAGGGCGGGGACGGAATCCTGTACGTCTCACCGCCTACGCCCGACCCGACCTCGCGGCCGGAACTGCGGCTATCGGACGGGGCTGAGGGCACCGTGGTCGGTGTCGCGGCGTCGGTGAGCCGCGACAAGATTTACAACCGCGTGGTAGCTCGCGGGCAGGAGAGCTCGGACGAGGGCGCGCCGTCCTTCCAGGCGATTGCCGATCAGATGACTGGCCCCATGAGGGTCGACGGCCCCTACGGGGTCGTCCCCCGCTTTTTCTCATCGCCGCTCATTACGAGTGTCGCGCAGGCGAAAAGCACGGCGGAGGCCATGCTTGCCGACGCCGTCCGTAAGAAAGTAAAGGTGCCGGTCGAGCACGCCCCGGACCCGAGGATCCGTCTCGACGCGCACGTAGAGGTTGAGACGCGCCCGGTCGAGGGCGCGATGGGCCGCACCGTATGGGGTGTCGTCGCCGCATACGAGGTGCCACTAACGTACAGGGGCACCCAAAAAACAGAGATTGAGGTGGTCCAGTGAACGCCCGCGTAATGGATTTGATATCCACTACGCCTGACGACCTGCCCCCACGGTACGGGTCAGACCGGGCAGTCATCGCGGTCGCGCGCATCGCGCGGATCGTCGAGGGAGGACGCTCACTCGTCGTCAGCCTCTACGGCGGCCCGCCACTGCAGGTCTCAGCGACGGCCGTCGACTGGACAGGCGCCGAGACAGCGCACGTCCTCCTCGACCCCGACACAGGGCGACCAGTCCACGCCCTCGGGCCTGCCCCAAAACCTGAGAGGCAGCTCCCCGAGTGGACTGCGCCCGCGCCGGAAAAGCCCAGTGTGCGGGAGGCGGTGCTCACCCCCGAGTGGGTGGGCACCTGGGACGGGACCACCTGGGCCAGGTACGGGGGCGGCGGGGCCTGGCAAGGCAAAAACCCTGCCGGGCAAACCCTGCGTGGCCTGGCCGTCTTCGGGCGTCAAGCCGAAGCGCTCGGCCCCATCACCATCACAGCCGCGACACTCACCCTCCGCCCACACCCCACTGCAGCCCCGTGGTCTGCACAGATCGCGCCAGCCACCTACACCGATGCAGGCCCCGCGCTCGCGGGGGCGACGGTGAGTGCCCCGGTCCCGCTTGCTGCGGGCAGGGTGGACGTCGACATCGCGCGGATCGCGGATCTCCTGACGTCTCCTGGGATGGGTCTCGCCCTGGTGGGGCAGGCGTACGGTGGCATCCGGGCGGGCGGGGACAGCCTCAGCATCAGGATCACATACATGCCGCGAGAGGATTCACGATGAGTTATATCGATCAGCGAGGCCACCGTGTGCCCTCGCCTACTGACCCGGCGCAGCGCGCGGACCTGACGGCCCTGTCGCTCTCGATCCCGTCGATTCGGACGGTGGTATCAGAAACCGCTGCGGCGCAGTACGTCGCATCTCTGCAGGGAGCGGGTGTGCGGATCACTGAGACGAACCCCGCGTTCGTGTACCAGGTGGATACGGGGAACATTCGCGCCTGGAACGGGCGGGAATGGACAGATATTACGGGTAAAAACTACCCGTGGGAGACGCTACCTATGTCCCCGAACTGGGGAATTGGTGGCGGTCACACACCCCGCATCTGCATGCGAGGCGGGGTCGTCTACCTCTCAGGTGCCGTAATCACGGCGGGAGGGGATCACGAGAACGTCCTCACGATCCCGCAAAAATTCCGGCCCTCGCGCGAACAATTCATCGGCGCGACGGTCACGGCCAACGGCGCGGATTTCGACTCAACATACGCAGAGATGCGGATCACGTCGTATGGCCAGCTCGCGATCAAGAATTACTCGACGATCCGCAGTGGACACGGGTGGATCATCCCGATCTCCGCGTCCTACGTTCCCTGGTGATCCGCCAGGGGACCCGCAGTCAAGCCCTCGAGGACCAGCCTCGGGGGCTTTCCCGTACCAGCAAATGAGAGGAGAGAAATGGGGGCATACACCCCAGCCCACTATTACGAGGGCCGAGAGAAAGTTCTTCGCCTCATCGTGATTCACACGATGGAGGCACCGGAGTCCCCGAAGACGGCGGAGAACATCGCCGCCTACTTCGCTTCTGGCGCTGTCGTCGCGTCGGCACACGCTTGCGTCGACCAGGACAGCGTCGTCGTGTGCTTGCCGCCGCACGACACAGCGTTCGCAGCACCCGGCGCCAACTCCGACGGGTACCAAATCGAACACGCAGGCTACGCCGGGCAGGATGCCGCAGGCTGGGCTGACGAGGCATCCCAGTCGATGCTGCGTCTCTCGGCTGCGCACGCACGCGCGATCGCGCTCGCGGCGGGGATCCCGCTTCGACACCTGTCCGACGATGAGCTCGCCGCCGGATACGCCGGCTTCGTCGGCCACGACCAGGTCTCGCGAGTCTACAGGCGGTCGGATCACTGGGATCCGGGCCCGCAGTTCCCGTGGTCCCAGTACATGGGCCTCGTCAACAATGGCGAGGCCACCACCGAAGAACACATCAATGTCCCCGAGGAGGACACCATGCACTTTATTAGGTCCCGTCAGACGGGAACCATTTACGCCATTACCCCCACCGATGTCGTCGCGATGACATCGGCAAAGGTGTGGGGCGACCTTGTTAAGGCGCACGGCCTGACCAACGATTACGAGGTGTCGCTTGATGACGGCGACATCGCCGGGATCGCCGCCGACGCCGCCGCACGTCGCGCGCGCCTGGTCGCTGAGGTCGCCGCGACCGTCGGGGCGATCGACCCGGCGAAGCTCGCAGAGTCCCTGGCTCCGGCAATCGTCCCGCCGCTGCTGGATGCTCTCACCAAGGCAGGTGCCGCTGGCCTGAGCCCCGACCAGGTGCGCGCCGCCGCTGAGGAAGCGGTGCGCGCTGTGTTCGCCGACGCCGCGAAGGAGGGCTGACCGTGAACGCCCTTCTCCTCGGACTGCAGTCCGATCCGTTCATCACCACCGTGGTGATCGGCCTGATCTGGCCGATCATTCAGGCGGCGCTGGACCGACCGTGGTGGACGCGCGGCCGCCGCGTCGCTCTCCTCGCGATCGTCGCCCTCGTCGTCACGGTGGGCGTGTGGGTGGCCGGGTCCTACCCGGCCAGCTGGCAGCTGCTGACCTCGCAGCTGACGGTTTTCCTGGGGGTGGCCTGGTCCGTGTACCAGGTCCTGGCGGCGATCCGAGTCAACGGAGCTAGTCTCCTGGACTGGGTTGGGGCCGTGACCCCCGGCGGTCAGTCTCTGGAGGAGCTGACCGGCGCTACGGTGCCTGACGGTGATTGATATCGTCGCCGACCCGCAGGTCGTGGCCGCGCTTGTCGCGGCGGTAGTTGCCGTCATTGGTGCTGCCGCCGCGGCAGTCGTCGCGGGCCTGCGGTACGTCGGCAGACGGTTTGACGCGCGCCTCGCGCACATCTCGGCGACAGCGTCGGAGGCACGAGATGCGGCGCAGAGCGCGGATAAAGAGATCAGAAACAACCACGACACAAATGTTCGCGACGACCTCGACAAAGCGATTGATACAGTGTGGGTCGTCTCCGACCAGATCGGAGCGCTCACGGCGCAGGTGAAGGAGCTTCGGGATCAGGGCGCGAACATGGTCGAAAAGCTCGAAACGCAGGAGGAAAGACTCGCGGACGTGCAGGCCCGGGTCGGGCGCATTGACGAGCGCGGGTCAAAGATCGCCGACGAGCTCCACGATGAGCGGACATCGCGTGAGGCGGCGCAGCGGACAATCGACGAGCATGCGCACGACGCGCACGCTCGACTGCATGACCGCCTCGACAGACTGCAGGAGAAGGTGGAGAAGGTGGAGAAATGGGAACAGATGTAACGGGGCGTGTGACGCGCCTGGATGGAGTGCCGGAGTCTTCGGCGTATCTGACGGCGACGCTCGTACTCCCGGACGGCGAGACGACCGCGATCCTGGCAGGGGGGCCTGTAACCCGTGGCGCGGACATGACTGGCAGGATCGCCCTGCCCCTCGACATCAAGGCGGAGACGCGAGTGCGCCTGCGTCTGGCGGTGCCAGGGCGAACACTGCGCGAGGCGACAGTCACCCTCAAGCCAGGCGTCGTGTATTCGCTAGAGAGCGTGTTCTCGGGCGCAGAAACCCCGGCGCCATCGCCGTCCCCGTCGCCGGGAGTGGAGATCTCCGGAGACGGAGACACCGCGACAATCAGCGGCGTCGTCTCCGGCGATGGAGACACAATCACGATCGGAGGATGACCATGTCGCAAAAACCTGTCCTCTACACCAAGCAGGGCACTGACAAAGCGATCGCGCGCGCAATCGCGCCGCTCGCCACCAAGGCCGACCTCGCGCCGCTCGCGACGAAGGAAGAAGTCGCGAAGGCCGCGTCGGGCGGCAAGATCGACCTCACCGAGTATGCCAAGCGCACCGACCTCGCGGGGCTGGCCACCAAGGCCGAGCTCGCGGGGTACGCGACGGCGAGCCAGGTCGCGGACCTGCCAACCCGCGCCGACCTGGCGGGCCTGGCCACCAAGGCTGAGCTCGGCGGGTACGCCACCAAGGCCGAGATCGGCGGGTACGCCACCAAGGCCGAGATCGCTGGAGTCGCCCACGCCTCCGACCTAGCGGGCCTGGCCACCAAGGCCGAGCTTGCCGAGGCGCTCAAGGGCGCGGGCATCACCGTCTGCTCGACAGAGGCGGAAGCGCAGGCGCTGCCGGACGGCACGCTTTACTTCCTTGTCTCTGGCAAAGCCCCTGTGCCGTCCCCGAATCCCGGCCCTGTCCCCGAGGCTGGCCCGCGCGTCGTGACTGCAGCGGCCGGCCAGGTCGTCGGCCAGACCATCCCCATCACGACCGACGGAAGGACCGGGGACAAGCTCCTGGTCGTCGTCAACACCAAGGCCGCAGGCCAAGCCCAGGCCGACGTGACGCTCCCACAGGGCTGGGAGCAGATCATCGCGCCCTACTGGGTGGGCACCATGAGATTCACGATCATCGCCGGACCATGGGCGCCAACCGCCAACGTGAATCTCACACAAAACGCGGAGATCGGCTGGGCCGCCGCGCTCATCCGGGGGGCCGCCACCATCGAAGCCGGGCAGGTCAAAAAGCGCCAGGCAGAGCCCGCGGAAACCACGACGTGCACAGCACCCGCGCTCGCGGGCGACGGCCTGGTCCTGGGCGTCGCATGCGAGCGTACGAGCGCAAACGAAACGTCCGAGCAGGTCACGGTCTCCCAGGGATGGGAGAAGATCGCCTACGCGGCCCAGGAAGGCGTGAACTATCAGACAGTGGTCATCGCGAAGCGGATGGGGTCCTCGCCACAGGACATGGTAGTTAGCTACCCGAATGCGCAGGGCTCCAACGGCGCGGGTGTTCAGGTGATCGCCCGTGCCTGACATCCCTGTCATCTACAAGCGCCGCCGCGACGGCGGCGACGTCCCCGGGACGGTGCACATCCGGCGCCGCGCCGGTGGAGACATCGCGCTGGCGGTGCGGCGCTCGACGACGCCGGTGACTCCCGCAGGTGAAGACGCCGTCACGCACTTCCTGGCGGCGCGCCCGTTCTACGTCAGTCATCGGATGGGTGGGACGGAGTACCCGGAGTTCACCCAGGCCGGCCTCGATGCCTCGCTGCGCGCGGGCTTCAAGGCGCTGGAGATCTCCGTGCGCCGCTGCGCGTCCGGTGAATTCGTCGCGATCCACGACTGGAAAACCACGCGCACCGTGCCGGGCACGGACTACCAGATCTGGAACACACCCTGGTCGACGCTGCGAACGCTTCGCCAGGCCTCGGGTGGGTTCATGCGGCTTACGGACATCGTTGATCAGGTACCGGATGACATTGTTCTCGCGATCGACCACAAGACGACGTCCTCCGAGGATCAACGCAATCCCGGGGACCTAGCCTCTGAGGAGGCCCTGCTGGAGTATCTGGACACGGCTTTCGGGGGGCATCCCGAGCGCCGCGTCCTGTGGAAAGTATTCGCCCGGGGCACGAGCGCGGCGCGCGCGAAAGCGCGCGGGTACAAGACCATGGCCATGCTCTACCCGAACGAGGTCGCGGCCTCGGACCTCACCAAGTGGGACGTGATCGGGATGGAATGGAACGCAGGCGCAGACGTGTGGAACCGTCTCAACGCAGCGGGGCGTCCGACGATCGCGCACATCATCGTCAACGAGGCTCAGGCGCAGCAGGCCCTCGCGAAGGGTGCGTCGGGCCTCATGGCGTCCTACCCGTCCCGCGTCCACCCGTAGGCGTGTCCGCGGCGACGAGGAAGGCCCCCACCACCCGAGCACTGGGTGGTGGGGGCCTTCCCTTGTTGTCACGCCTTGGCGGGGGCTGTCACTCCGACTCCGGGATCGAAATCCCAGTGATAGCTCAAGTGCTCGCAGTCTGCGAGCCAGTGGTTGAACTCGGGGTCGAGGCTGAGGAGGAAGCCTTGGCGAATCATCTTGATGATCCACTTGAAGTCGTCAAGCGTGACGATCTCTCGCGGTGTCGGGTAGAAGTGGATCGACATCGGGTCGGCTTCGTCGCCGTCGGCGCGGGCGATTTCGCGGCCGTCGTAGCTGATAGCGACGAAGAAGCCTGCGGTGGGCTGCGAGGGGCCGTTGAACGTCCACCCGGGGCAGCCGGGGATATCGACAACGTCGCAGGTAGTCCATGCCTTGTTGGCGGCTGCGTTGAACGCTTGGGTGGCGGCGTAGAGGTCCATGGTGTTCTCCTTCGTTGAGTTTCGGGGGGCTTGTCCCTCCCGATGCATTAACTATACATC